ACTTTACTTTTCAGGAATGAGTTAGATTATTTGAAAGAGAACGGAGCACTAATGATTGAGAACGCACTGAGAGACTGGCTGAATGGCGTTGAACTGACACCAGAGAGTGCAGTGCTCGCCATGATGTCCTTGAAACTAGCATCTGAGTTTGACGACAAGGGAAACACGTCTACGGCCGCCGAACTGCGTAAAACTATCCTTGAAATCATGCGCTTGCTCAATGGTTCAGCTCCCGAGTTTGACCCATTGGCTGAGATGCTGAAAAGGTAATGCAACTACCTGCCCGGTTCACGCCACCGCTATCTGAAGAATTCCCCACGGATGGCGACCGACTCATTGACCTGCTGGCATTGTGTTGGGTGACTCCCGAAACTGATAAACCTATTCCCCTCGATGAGTGGCAGAAGTGGTTGTTGCGTCACGTGCTCGAGCGATACCCGGCAGACCATTCTGAACATCCAGGCGAGCTGCGCTATCGGCAGGTAGTTATCTCGATGGCAAGGCAACAAGGCAAGTCTGTGCTGGCCGGTGGGCTGGCACTCGACGCACTGACATTCCATAAGGGCGACGTGATTAGCCTGGCATCATCGCGTGAGCAGGCCACGATTATTTACACACGCGTCAAGCACGTCATTGACAAGACTGCCTGGTTATCTAAACGCTTCAAGAAAACAACTGAGACGCGAGGCATCGCCAAGACTGATGGCTCAGGCAAATACAAAGTAAGCCCGGCACGCGAAGCGGCCATGCAGGGTATCACGATGGTTCGTTGCATCCTCGACGAAGGACACCTCGCCAAGACTGGTATTTGGACTGCTGCCAAAAAGGGAACCTCAGCGATCGATAACGCTATGGTCATTATGATCACAACTGCTGGAGACCAAGAATCAAAGACTCTAATAGATCTATACAACTCAGCCGACCAAGTCATTGCCGACCCTAAATCGAACGAACGCTTTGGCGCATTCATCTGGGAAGCCCCAGCCAACTCGCAACTAACCGACCCGGAAGCAATCAAAGCTGCCAACCCAGCGGTCGAGTGTGGCCGGATACCGCTTGAGCGAGTGCTGCAAGACATTACCACAAGCCCAGAACATGAAGTGCGACGATACACGCTCAACCAGTTCATCAGTGGCACGCGTGAAACATGGCTTGCTGGCGACCTATTCCGTCAGGCCTCAGGCAACGGTATCTCCGACATTGCAGGCTCAGTGCTCGGCGTCGATGTGACACGCAACTTTGAGCACGCCACTATTGCAGCTGCTAAACGAGTTGGCGACATATTCGAGACCGAGTTGGTTGCGTCGCTAGTGCAGCCAACCGAAGACAAGCTTGTGGAGATGATTGTTAGCATCTGCCAAAAGCACCAGATCAGCGCGGTTGCTCTCGATGACCGAGGAATGCATTCGATACATCGCAAACTAAAAGAACGTGGCATCCCTGTTTGGAATCTTTGGAACAAAGAAATCAACACCGCTTGCATGACTGTCTATGCCATGTTCGCTAATGGTCGAGTCCATCACAACGACGACCCACTATTGCTAGTCCAGAATGGTCGAGCAGTTGCAAAGTATGTTGGCGAATATTGGCAAATCTCGCGCAAAGACTCAATAGGTGACATTGACGCTCTCCTGGCAACTTGCTGGGCACTTTATGTTGCGTCGGCACAAGGTGTCGGTGGCGTCGGTGTATACTAAAGTTTGAAACATTACGACACGCCACGTCGAATCGGTCATAACACCATAAGGTTTTATATATGGCCTCACTTTGGCAAAGACTGACCGGCACTCAACCGCGTATAGAAACGCGTTCTATTGTGCCGCCCATCCCCATTCGTTCTGACACTATTGTCAACACAAACTCGGCACTCTCACTAGCTGGTGTCTACCGCGCAATCCAAATAATTGCCACGCCAATCTCTAAAGCCCTACCTCTCGAAACATACCGCTATGGCGGAGGACTTGAGCAGAAGATTGACAATCCAGTTCTCGTCAACAACCCGAGCTTGTCAGACTCAAGAAAAGACTTTATCTTCTCGACCGTCACTAGCCTGGCACTCTCGGGCGAAGCTTATTGGTATAAGTCCTATGACTCACGCGGTCAAGTCAACGATCTAACCCTGCTAGTTGCATCCTCAGTTCAGCCAACACTCGATGGCCCGAATGGTATGAGCGGCAACAAAGTATTCGACTACATGGGCAAAAGATTTACGACACGCGATATCGAGCAGCTGCGTCTATTCTCAGTTCCCGGCAACCTTCGCGGACTCGGACCCATCCAAGCAGCAGGCAATGACATCGCAACCGCTTTGGATCTACGCAACTTTGCAAGCACTTGGTTCTCGAGTGCTGGCGTCCCGACCGGAGTATTGAAGACCGGCAAAATGCTCACTAAAGAGCAGGCCGAGGAAATCACCTCAAACTGGCACACCAAGCAGGCAACTAGACAACTCGCAGTGTTGAGCGAGGGGTTTGATTACCAAACCATAAACGCCACGCCGCAGGACTTAATGTTCACTCAGGTCGCAGCTCAGTCAACGCAGACTATTGCTCGTCTGTTTGGTGTGCCAGCTCGCCTTCTCTTGACTGGCGTCGATGGCACTAGCGACACTTACACAAACTTGAGCGATGAACAGCAAACGTTCTATCGCCATACCCTCATGGCCTACACAAACGCCATCGAGGACGCACTCTCGGCTTGCCTACCACGAGGCACGACCGTTCGCTTCAACTATGAAGGACTTTACAAGGCCGACATGAAGACTCGCTGGGAGATGTATGACATCGCCACTGGTGGAGTTGCATGGCTAACCCCTGATGAAGTTCGCGCAAAGGAAGGACTATAAATGTCTGAAATAGAAATCCGCGAAGTCGAGTTTCGACTAGCTGAAGAAGCCGGCACTATCACTGGCCTCGCAGTTCCATTCAACGAACCAACCGACATTGGCGGAGCATACCGCGAGCAGTTCGCACCCGGTTCTATTCGCAACGCTGAGAACGTCAAAATCTTCTACGGCCACGATCACCAAGACCTACCAATCGGTCGCGTAATCTCAGGCCGCGAAACTGACAAAGGTTTCGAGATCACTGCGAAACTGACTGCCGGTGTTCAGCGTGCCGACGAAACTCTCGCGCTAATGCGTGACGGTGTTCTAAACAAGTTTTCGGTTGGCTTCATGCCAGTCGAGCAGACTCGCGAGGGCGACCTCGTGACAAGGACTCTAGTTGACCTAAAAGAGGTCAGCGTTGTCCCATTCCCAGCCTATTCAGGCGCGGAAATCACCCAAGTTCGCGAGGAGCAGGAAACTGAACCTAGCGACGACATCCAACAAGAAAGTGAGAGTCCTGTGTCAGAAAACACCGAACTCGACGTTCGCTCCATCCAGGATGAACTCGTAGAGGTTCGTCGTATGGTTGAGGCTAACGCCGCACCACAAGCTCCTGTTGCACCATCGTTCGAGAAGTTCCGCAGCCAGGGCGAGTTCGCCAAGGCTTTGGCTACTGGCGACGAAGCAGCAATCGAGCTATGCCGAGCAGCAACCTCGAGCAACACCTACTCCCTACCGGGTTGGGTTGGCTTCATCAACAACCTCATCGACCTCAACCGTCCATCATGGAACGTTTGGTCACGAGGCGCACTTCCAGCATCGGGTCTAACCGTTGACTACGCTAAGGTTTCGGCTAATACCGTTGCAGTAGGCGTTCAGTCAACCGAAAACACCTCAATCAGCGACGGTCAAATCACCATCGCTAACACCTCGACCGCAGTCAAGACCTACGCCGGCAAGACCACCTTGTCACGTCAGCTTGTCGAGCGTTCGTCAACTCCTTACCTTGACACCGCATTCCAGGCACTAAGCATCGCTTACGCCAACCAGACCAACGCAGCAGTCGTATCGGCAATCGCCGCACTCGACTTCACTGGCAAGATCATGGACATGGATGGCGGAACCGCTGTATCGGTTCTCGAAGGTATCATCGACGGTGCAAAATACATCAAGACCAACTCAGGCCTAAACGCCGAGTTCATTCTTGCTGGCCCAGCACTTTACAAGTATCTCGTCACCTTGGCAGACTCTCAGGGACGCCCAATCGTTCGCATCGACGGCGCACAGCCGACCGGTGAGAGCATCGGCTCAAGCCCTGCACCACTCCAGGCAACCATCTGGAACCTGCCAGTCATCGTTGACACGACTCTAGGCGCAACCGTTGGCTACATGGCTAACTCGGCTGCTCTTCAGGTGTTCGAGTCGGCTGGTGCTCCTGTCCGCCTAGTAGATGACATGAGCGGCACCGCTACTCTGTCGAACACTTACGCAGTTTACGGATACGCAGCCATCACCGTTCCATTCGAGTCTGCAATCGTCAAGCTCGACTTCACCGCCTAGGACTAAAAATGGCTGTTACATTGCAAGACTTCAAGGATTACGTTGGGACTAAGGACGCCACAAACTTCCCTCAACGTTGCCTTGACGCTGGCCTCGCAGAAGTCACCGAAATGCTCGGAGCAGTTACGACTGTCCCAGCATCGGTAAAAGACTTGTGCGTGCTTCAGTGCGCGTCTGAGCATTGGAACCGCCGCAACGCTCCAAGCGGTATCGCGCAGTTCGCCGACGGATCAGGGCAGGGGATGAGAGTAAGTTTGGACACTAAACGTTCAATCTACGCTCAACTCCTGCCCTATCTAGGGTTTGCTGTATGAGCGAAGTTGGTGCAGCGAAAGCCGAACTGGCTCTAACGCTTCAGGGAGAGGGACTCGATGTCTACTCATACATCCCTGCACGCGTTACGCCACCGGTCATCGTTATCAGGCCAGCATCGCAATACATCACACCATCCTCAGTTGGACGCGGTTACACTGCCAACCTTGAACTACAAGTTATTGCAGGAACAGCAGACAACGAATCATCAAGCGATGACCTCGACGATCTAATCGAAGAAGCCATCCTGGCATTACCAGCAGACGCAGGCCTGAAAGAAGTTTCGGCACCTTATACGCTTGTCGCCAACGGTAATGACTACTTGGCTGCCACAATCGGAATCGACTTACAACTCTCAATATAGAAAGGTTCTAAGATGCCAGCATCGACCAGAATCAAAGCAACAAACATCAAGTTCACAATCTTGTCGACTGATTACGCAATCGACGCCGACATGGTAGAACTTAGCTTGGCAGACGCTCCTGGAGGTCAGCAGACCTTCTGTGAGGTTCAGCCATTGCAGAACTGGAAACTGAAAATCTCGGGTATCGCTTCAGGCGACACAGCATCTCTTTACCAGCTGCTATTCGCAAACTACGGAACTGAAGTTGCATTCAAAGTTGCGCCATTCGGCAACTCCACGGCAACTGCCACTCAGCCAATCTATGAAGGAACAGTTATCTTTGATGATCTGCCACCTCTATCGTTGTCGTCGGGTGACATTGTGAAGTTTGAGACCACGCTAACGGTCAAGAACTCGGTTCACACTCCATCAGCTACGCCTCCAATCTTCTTTGGCCTCACCAAGAAGACCAGCTAGTAATCATGGCTCGGGAATCAGTCTCGAGCGGTGCTGTCCAAATCGAAGGCCTTGGGTTGCTTCAAAAGCAGCTCAAGGCTCTCGAGGCGGATAAGGCAGACTTACTCGAAGCAAACTTGCACGCAGCTGAAACTCTAATCAAGTCAGCCAGCGGACTTGTGCCATCCTTGACTGGTTCACTAAAAGCAACGCTTAGACCATCCAAAACCCAGAAATACGCTCAGGCTTCAGCCGGTAACGCTCGAGTACCATACGCAAACCCTATTCATTGGGGCTGGTCAGTGGTTGGTGCAAGTCATAAGGGCAAACTAGCTCCAGGCACTCCTAAAAACATCAAGCCACAACCATTCTTCGCCAAAGCACTGGGATACACTTATCAAGAAATCATCAACAACTATCAACGTGATCTACAAAACCTAATCAACAAATACGGACTCGGAGAATAACAAATGACAACCATCGACTTTAACAGCATGACTCTCAACGAGATTGAACTGATTGAAAACTTGACGTCACGCAACATCGACTCAATCATGGCCGACGACGCACCACGCGGTCGAGCATTCAAAGCAGTTATTTTTATTTACAAGAAGCGCACTGATCCAAACTACACATTCGAGCAAGCCGGCAATCTCTCCCTGGAGGAAGCAGCCGAGTTGTTCGGAGGTGAAGAAACCGACCCAAAAGAATAAGAGAGGAGCAAGCTCGACGCAAAGCCGAGTTCTGTGTTGCTACTCGCATGAGTCCAACAGAGTATGAAGCATTGACACTTTACGAATACAAAGCGTTTGTTGACGCATTGGGTTCGAGTCGAGGTGAAACCGAATGGCCGCAACTCTAAACTTCAAGTTCGTTGCTAATGCAGTAGGACTCAAAAAAGGTGTTGACGACGCATCCAAGAAACTCAGTGGCTTCCAAAAGACCACTGAGGGCGTCTCTAAAAAAATGAAACTTGCCCTTGGCGGCATTAGTTTTATTGCCATTGTCAAAGGCCTTGGCGAGGCGGCTAAAGCAGCTGAAGAAGACCGAATCTCGCAGAACCTCTTAGCCGGGCAGTTACGCAACGTCGCTGGCGCAAATGATGATCAGGTTAAAGCAGTCGAGGAAAACATCAGTGCCATGTCACGCCAGTTTGGTGTTGCCGACGACAGGTTAAGACCGGCCTTATCGAAACTTGTCACAATGGTTGGAGACACCACTAAAGCACAAAAACTCATGTCTCTGGCTATGGATGTTGCTGCTGGCACTGGCAAGCCGCTGGAGGCCGTAACGCTTGCCTTGGGTAAAGCCTCGCAAGGGCAAATGGGTGCTCTGGTAAAACTTGGTGTGCCTATGCTCGATAGCATTCAAAACACTAAAGACCTGACGCGCTTCTCAAATGACTTGAATAAAAAGCAACGTGAATACAACCTGGCAGTCGCGGATTATGGCCCCAAATCAAAAGAAGCTCTCAAGGCTTTAGCGAAGGTTGAAAAAGTCCAAGGACAAATCAACACTGTAACTCAGGCCGGAATCAACTGGCAAGCAGATCTTGGCAAAGCATTCGAGGGTGCTGGTCAAAAAGGCGTCAAGCCTATGGAGCAGCTGAACGTCGTATTTGGCGAGTTCAAAGAAACTGTTGGAACTGCACTGCTCCCTGTCATTGCTAACTTAGCTAAAACTTTGATGCCTATCATCGACAAGATTGCACCGACACTTGGCAAACTTATCGCTGGACTTGCACCAATCTTCAACGCACTTGTAAAAGCACTCCTACCACTGATTGACAAGCTACTGCCTCCAATCATCGACTTGCTTAATTCACTTTTGCCAATCATCATTCCCCTGGCACAGGGATTGACTGCTGTGCTTATTCCAACCATCAATGTTCTTGCTGGAGTTTTCAAAGGCATCGTAACGGTTGTTGGCAGCGTAACAAAAGCGTTTGGTGGCATAGGTAAAGCAATGACCGACGCATTCAAAGGCGTTGGCACGTTCCTAAAAGGTTTATTCAACGGATATATCGGCATGATTGAAGGGTTCGTAAACTTCTTCATCGACGGAATCAACCTAATCCCTAAAGGCTTGAACTCAATCAAGTTCAAAGTGCCAGACTGGGTGCCATTCATTGGTGGTCAAACAATCGGTTTCAAAGTGCCAACTGTGCCGCACATCAAAATCCCTAAACTGGCTCAAGGTGGTGTAGTTATGCCCTCGCCTGGAGGAAGCATCGTGAACGTGGCTGAAGCCGGGCAGGCCGAAGCAATCATTCCACTCAGCAAACTTGGCAACATGAATGGCGGCAACACTTACGTCATCAACATCAACAAGGCCTCGATCACTGGCGAGGAGATTGTCCGGGCGATTAGACGTTATGAAGTCGGTCAAGGTCGAATGGTAACGCTGTAATGGCCGGAGACGTTTTCTCACTAAAAAACAATCTCTATTTTGAGTTTGCTGCGCCTAACGCGACAACATTCACTTGGGGAGTGAGCAGCTGGGACGATGGCGACGTTTGGGACACTAACCCTTCAAGCTCAGACTGGCGCAATCTACGCTGTGAAACATTCGATGTCAGCATCGACAAAGGTTGCGACGTCACCTCCGGCATATTCGTTTCACCATCATCCTCAACTGCTGTAATCAGGATGCAGGGAGCCGACTGGGATCCATTCAGCAACAAATCTATTCATGCCGGCACTGGCTTCCGCATTCAAGTCGAACCCAACCCAGACACACACCCGGGTGACACCTATATTATTTGGCAAGGCACTGTTCGCGATTACAACGCAGCTTATGATCAGCGAGGCAATAACGTTGTCACAATTACGTGCGTCGACGCTATGCAAGACTTCTTGAATAAAAAAGTTGCTTCATACTCAATACCAGACGGCACTGTTTATCCTGGCAACGTAATCAGCGATATGTGCAACACCTACTATTACGGAGTTGTCCCAAACATCAACCCGGACGTGTCCGTTATGGGTCCAAAAGATTACATCAACAGCACCGTCGGAGAAGTGATTGCTGATTGCCTCACCGCAGGCCTTGGCGCGTTTTGGATGGAACGAGATGGAACACTCAACTACCGTTCAGAAGAAGACCTTGCAAACATTATTGAAAGCACTTATTCATTCCACTTCTCAACCGAACATTCAGCCAGCGCAGACCATATTTGCATGACTGACTTGGTTATGAAAGCCGACTCCAGAGACCTACCAAACGTCATTATTGCTACCGCTAGAGGCGCAACTCGAACCCTAACTAACGTGGATGCTTATGATCTATTTGGTGCAGTATCGCTGAATGTTGACGTGCTCCTGGACTCATCGACACACTTGGACGATTGGCTCGGTCGGTTGAATCTAACAACCAAACTTCGACGCGTTGAAACACTTAACTTTGACGCGGCTAAACGAACTGGCCAACTTTGGGACTGGTGGCTTGTCGAAAGATTATTTGACCCAAACATTGTGAGCTACAACATCAACGGAATCGACTTTAGCGAGACCTATTTTGTTACTCGACAAACGGACACCATTACGCCTTACACATGGAACATCGGACTAGAGTTATGGAGAGGTATCTAAATGGCATATAAAACATTCGTATCAGGAACGCCGGCACTGGCCAGCGACATAAACACTTATCTGATGAACCAATCAGTCATAGTGTTTACAAACTCGACTGCTCGAGACGCAGCACTCACATCGCCAACCGAGGGCATGGTTGCCTATCTAACTGCAAGCGACCATTACACAATCTATAATGGTTCAGCCTGGATTATCTTTGACATTGCCTGGAACGCATGGACTCCAACATTTACCAACCTCACACAAGGCACTGGAGCAACAACATCAGCATTCTATGCACGCATCGGTAAAACCATCGTCGCTCAGGTTTACGTCACTATGGGAACCACTGCACCGACTGTCGGAGGCCAGATTGGTATCTCCCTACCAGTAGCACCAGCATCGACCACTCGATCACTCAACGTTGGCAACTGTTTCATTCGCGACTCGGTTGGCGGCCGTTCATGGCTCGGAACCGTTTTCTTGTCCTCCACTGAAGCCAAAATGCAAGTTACAGGTGCCAACTTGACCTACGGATACGCAGTCACACAAACCGGAACTGTCCCTCACACTTGGGCAGCTAACGACTATTTTTCATTCACAATCACTTACCAGGGAGTCTAATGAGCATCTTCATCTGCACCAAAGTTGACTGCCCCAACTTCGAAATCGTTTATGACTTTGGTGACGACCACCCGGTTCGAGCCGAATGTGGCGGATGCCACCAAACCCTACTACCAGAGGAAAACTAATGGGAAACGTTGATAACGCACCATGGCCATCACCAGCAGAACCAAAGCCAGCTCCTAAAGGCAAGCCTGCTGAAGTAACCCCAGACGCAGAGTAATGCCGGAGGACTCGCCTCGCGCGACAACTCCATCACTGCTGGCAGACATCTCAAATCGCCTGGCAGTTATCGAAGCACGCCTAGAGATTATCGCTGATCACGAAACACGCATCCGCGACCTCGAGAAGGCACGCTGGCAATCTGCATGGATCACTAGCATCTCCAGCGCAGTAATCGTCTCAGTAGTAATAACCTTCATGACTAAAGGACTGTAATGACTGAATATAAAGAACCGTTTGCAGCATCGACGCGTGGCGACGAGTTTGGCAACATGGCCTCATATCGCAAGAACCCTCACCGAGGTCAAGATTGGGCACCAGGTGAAAACAAAACCATTCCGGCCATCACAACTGGCAAAGTCACCGCAAACTTCTGGTCGGACGGACTAGGCAACTGCATTATTCAAAACACTGCCGACGGACTCTGGGTGCTATACGCTCATCTCCTCGAGCAGCCGAAACTTGCTATCGGTCACGCGCTGAAACTGGGCGACGCTATCGGCAAAGTTGGCAACACTGGCTCATTGACCACTGGCAGCCACCTACACTTGAGCATCGCCAGAAGCAAGAACGTTCACGAATGCATAGCCGAGAAGCTCATCGACCCTATCAAACACATTCAGGCCAACAGCCCCAAAGTAAAGCCAGCCCCGAAAGATAAAAAATGAAGTTTGACGCAGAGACTCGACTATGGATCTACCGAGTAATCGGCACCGTAGTTACGCTCCTGGTAACCCTCGGAATCACCACTGAGGGAATCGCAGGCCAGATTATGAACATTCTTGCTGCTATCCTTTCGATTGGTAGTGCTACACTCGCAGCCAAGAACATAACCAAATAACAAAATCGAATCGGAGAAAACAACATGGCCTTTGCCAAAGATTACGTCGACGTCGCCACACGAATCCGCGACTTCAAAGCCAACTATCCTGATGGCTCACTGCAACAAGTGCGCCTCGAGTTTCACACCGTTGGCGAGCAACAATACATTCTTTACGTCGCGGCCTGCTTTCGCACAGCAGACGATCAGCGACCCGGCATCGGCTCAGCATGGGAACCAGTGCCAGGCAAAACGCCTTATACCAAAGACTCAGAAGTCATGGTCGCTGAAACCTCAGCTTGGGGACGTGCCATTGTCGCAGCTACTGGAGCCGACACGAAATCTATTGCGTCACTCGACGAAGTAAATGCTCGTAAAACACCACAGAAGCCCGCTACGCGCGATTGGATAGTCGAAGCAGAGAATCTAGCGTTCCAGAAGGACAAAGACGCTCTACGAGCCTTGTATGCCGAAGCGGTCAAGAAGATTGCACCATCTGAGGTCATTGAGCGGATCAGGGAACTAGGCTCAGACATAAAGTAAAAGCCCCTGACGCGGAATCGGAGAACGCGCCAGAGGCAGAATCAGCCTATCAGTAACCGGAGAAAACAATGAGTTCAGAAGCAATGTCGGCAGTGCTGCATCATAGCAAAGCAAGCCCTCACGCCAAACTTGTCCTAATGGCTATCGCCTACCACGAGAACGACACTGGTGCCTGGATGTCTCAGGCCACACTCGCCCGGCTATGCAACATGAGTGAACGCACAGTGAGGCGTCACATTGTCGAGCTGAAGTCACTATTTGAGATAGATGTTATACCCGACGACGGACAAGGATATGGTGCTCGAGTAACTAATCGTTACTTCATCATCCTTGACTGCCCGGAGCGTTGTGACAGGTCATTCTCACATAAAGAAACGTCCGCCGAGATCATCAAGTTGACCACTTCTCGGAGGGAGCAATACAGGTCAAAACAGGTAGCAATAGAGGTCAATATTGGTCGCAATAGAGGTCAAAAATGACCGCAATACAGGTCAGTACTGTCCTATAAATATAAACTAATATTAATTAACTTAAAAGAATCTAGATAGGAAATCGGAATGTCAGAAAAAATCATCATTGCAGGCGAAGTAGCATCAGCAACAGAACGTGGCATGGTCAGCATCTGGGTTCGTAAGACCCTCAAAAAGACCGGTCGCGAGATCTTCAAGAAATACGTTGTCTGGTTCGATGCACCAACTGGTGCCCAAAAAGGTGACTTCATCGAAATCGAGTCAAACGACTGGTATGAAAAGGAAACGACCTACACGTCATCGGATGGCCTCGAAAAGACCGGCCGTGAAACACACATCAACGAAC